ACCGGGCATCGCACGACAGGCACAAGCGATCCGCGAAGATTGCGGCGCTCGGTATCGGCCTGGATCAGAAATTGGCGGGAGCAATATTGCTCGAATTTCTGCGACACGTAGGTGATGATGCTGGACAAAACGGCGTCCGTCTCCGTGGCATTCCCAGAGATTCCCCCGAACGTACGGAGGCGCGCAAGTGTTGTTAGGTCCAGCGTTGCCACGACTTACGCCTTGGGCTTTTTGGCGGTCTTCACAGGCTCGACGGTTTCGTCAGGCTGGATAGGTGCATCGACAACTTCCGTCGTCGCCACGCCTTCGATGGACTGCCCGGCCTGGAGGCGGGAACGCACGCCGATGAAGTCATCAGACGCCAACACCTCGGCGGGAACGTCGACAAGTCCGTTTTCGTCGGGCTGGATGACCATTCCAGCGGCACAGATCGAGGTGATCCCGGTCAACTTGAGAACAGGCATTTCGCCCCCTGGAGAGAAAGGAGAAGGGAGGCGACCGAAGCCGCCTCCCGGATTCTTCAGACCGCGAAGTTCTTGACGAGACCGAAGCCGTCAAGCCATTCGAAGGTCAGCGCGCCGTCGACAACCACGGAAGGCACTTCGCGGCGGCTGGTGCGCGCCCAAAGGTTGGTCCAGTAGTCGCGGCGGTAGCGGAACGACAGCGGGGTGGAGTTGGGCGAAGGAACCACGGTCGGGATCGAGTCGCAGCCAAACAGCGCCATTCCGTCGGGAAGGTACGGGTTGACGATGACAGGAACCGTCACGCCCATGATCGGATTGTAGAGCGTTCCGACCTTCTTGCCTGCCGTCAGATTGCTTTCTCCGGCGAGGGAGGCCTGCAGGTAGGTGGTGGGAGTGGATCCGCCCAGAATCACCGAATTGATCTTCGCTTGGCCCTTGGGGGAAACCATCACGTAGTCGGGCGAGTACCCGTCGAGCGCGACAGCCCAATTCGAGAACAGGTCGGAGAACTGAGTCACGCCGCCCATGCCGTCAGCCGTCAGGGTTGCGCCTGCTGCCAAGGTGGTGAGCTGCGCGCCCGATCCGGTGGCCTCGATGCGGGTCAAGATGCCGTCGTACGCCAAAGGTTCGGCGGAGTTGTCGGCGGTGAAGTTCGCGGCGGCAACCTGGGTTCCAGTCTGCAGCTTGGTGAAAACTGCCTGATTGGTCGAGGTCGTGCCCTGGTACACTTCCGAGCCCGACGCGCCCACGAACCAAGCGTAACCGACAGCGCCAGCGACGGCGGCAACGGTTGCGGTGATCTTGTTCGCGTTGGTGGTCGAGAGAGCACCCGAGGATGCGGCGGTCGACTTGATGGCAGCGCCGCCCTTGAGTGCGGTCGTGGTGCCGTCGCCGTTGGGGCGGGCGGCAGTGGGCAGAAGTTCGGATCCAGCGGTGGCCGCGAACGATCCGGCAGCGCTCACCGGGTAACCCTTGGTTGCGCTGTAGGCGTCACCCGAGAGCGCGACAGCGATCACCGAGTAAGTGCCGTCTGCAATCGTGCCGCCCGTGGCCGAAACCAGAGTGGGGGTCGGAGTGGCGGCACCCGATGCGCCGTCAGCAACGGTGGTCAAGCGACCAGTCGCGTAGATGTCCGACGCCTTGGTGGCGCGACCAAAGAGGAAGCGCTTTTCCTGGTTGCGCTTGGTCTCGATCATGGCGCGCACGGTGGCGGAAGCTAGGAGATCGATCTGCGAGCTGTATCGCGCTTCGTCGGTCACGGCGATTTCGCCATAGATCGACTTGTAGTAGCTACCGGACTGGACGCCTGCGAAGGTCATTTGACCACCGCGCTTGCCTTCCTCGACGTAGCCATCAGCGGCGCCGCCGATATTGCCCTTGATCGTGTTGTAGAGAGCTGCGACGCCGGGCTGTCCCTCTTGGCGGGGCACCTTGTCAGAGAAGGGGGTGACGAGCCGGACGACGTGCGTCAGCGGCTTGAGGTCGATTCCGTTCGCGCCGGAATTTGCCGAGGTGACATCGGCGTTCTTCACGTCGACGGAGGTCAGGATTTTGACGAGTTCGTCAACGGGGTCGAGATGCGTTTCGTTCATTTGGAAGCTTCCTTGTTATGGAAGAAATGGTGCTGCTGGTGAAATTGTAGAAAGAGAAAGGCCGTTACCCGGCAATCCCCTTGAAGATTCTTGCGGCAATTGCGGCGGCTTGCTCGCCCTCGGGAAGGGCTGCAATCCGTACGGCTTCGGCGCGAATGCCTTCGGCCCGGATCGTATCGACGTTTTTGACTTCGATGCCCGCGTCCTCGTCCTTCGTGACAAGGATTGTTGCGTCGGGCTTGTCGGCGTTCTTCACGTCCACAATGGGAGTGACCTCGGCTGCGAGAGCTGCGAGGATTTCGGCACTCGTCCCGCTGTCGGAATTCTTGACGCCAGCATCGTCGCCGCCGTCGGAATTCTGGAATGTCGCCGCCTTAGCGCGCAACTTCGATTCGCCGCGATGAAACTTTTCCTGCGCCTTGTGATGCGCGACCATCCGCTTGTTCCCCTTGGCTTCATGGAGCGCCGCCGCCGCCTTATGAGACTTCGCTGCGACGTTGTGCCCACTCTTTCCGCTGGAAGCCGCCACGCTGGCCCGGTGCGCCATCTTGGACGCTTGATGATGCGCGCCGCCTGCACCCTTGCGCCCACCGCCCTTGCCTTTGGCGTACTGGTTGCCTCGGAACGGATGGCCTGGGTAGTCGCCATTCAGGATGGCGTCGAGATTAGCGATCTCGTCACCTTCGTCGTCTGCCACGTTGGCGATGTCAGAGAATTCGTCATCATCCGAGACGAACATATCCTCGTCTTCGCCGCCAACGAGTTCGGCGATCTGCTCGGCTGCGTACTTGGTGACGACAGGAGCGAGAGCCTTGATTGCGTCGCGAAGCTCTTCGGGGATCTCGTTGGAGTCGCCTTCCTTGGATTCCTCGGAGGCAATCGCCGTCTGGACATAGGTCAGGCCTTCAAGCAGGCTCATCAGTCGCCCGGCAGTGTATACGCCGTTTTTGATTTCCTCGCCACCTTCGGGCTTGGTGCTTTCGTCCTTCTCGTCCATGTCGTCTTCCTCCAAGCCGAAATCGGCGTTCTCGATGGTGAATCCAGTGCCGGGGACGCCTGGAGAGTCGACAAGCGACAATTCGACGGGCCTTCCGGTGAAACGATAAATCGGCTTGCCGTGCTTCGCTGTCAATTCCGCATCTTTCCACGGCGCACCAACCGAGCGCCAGAACCAAGAAAACGCATTCAGCACGCTTGCGGAAACCTTGGTCTTCGCGACTTCGTCAACGACGTGGACACGGACGGGGATCGTCTTGTCGTCGTCGTTGAGGTCAAGATTGACGATCTTCCCGGCTGCTGCGGAGGCGTCCTCGTCGTGCATGATGCGCAACGGGCCTTTCGATGCGCCGCCTGTGCGGTCTTCGAATTCCTTGACGAACGCGACGATGTGCGGGCGGCTTGTCTCGTAGTCGAGAAGCATTCCTCGTCGATTCGGCAATCCGGTATCTGAGACGCCTTCGAGGTACATTTCCCCGTCACCCGCATCGACGTTGCGCACCTCGAAGTAGGTGCGGAAACGCTTGTCTTTCGTGGTGCTCATGCGGTCACCTCTGCAGGAAGAATGCGGCACCTGCAGTTCGGGTGCGCGGGGCCGTGGATGTGACCGGACTGGAAAGCAGCTTCGACGGGGATCACGCCTTGCGCAGCATTAGCGACGCACGCCGGGCACGCATCGAACGCGCTCCACTGCTTGCCCGTCACGCCTGCCGCCTTGAAGTACGCGAAGCTTCCGGCCTCTTGCGCTTGGGCGATCTGGTCGCGAGCGATGTTGAGGGCTCGGATTGGGGAGAATGCGTGATGCTCGCTCAAGTGTTCGGCGAGCTGGTTTGGCGTCCAGCTCTCGTCGATGGCGGTCGCGACACTTGCGCGGATCGCCTTCCGCGCCTCTTCGGAAATCTGCCACTTGGCGTCAGGATTGGGGATCAGCTTGTCGCCGTCCCACTTCATCCCGACCATGTTTGCGGCTTGCTCACGGGCGAACTTGAGCGCGGGTTTCTCGTACGATTCGGCGGATTCGGGAATCTGCTTCGTCTGCATCATCGCTTCGTCTGCGCCTTGGATTGCAGCATCATGCAGGACGGCGGCTGCACGCAGGACAAAGCCTTTCGATGGCTTAGTTTCGATCGACCACTCTTGCCCGGAAAGCGATAGTCTGGACGCAAGCTTCGATTCGGTCAAAAGCTCGTCGAGGTGCGATTCCAGAAGGCCAGCGAGCGACGAGGGTTCGGTGTCGGCATTCTTGACGCTCTTCGCATCTGGCTTCACTTCGTTGCCAGCTTTCAGCTTTTCGCCTTTGGCATCTTCCTTGGCTGGCGTGGCGGCGGGTTCGTCGGCGATCTCTTCGGGAGCGTATCCGATGTGGATCAGCGCGGCACGCTTGAGGGCACCCGACTTGACGAGGTCGGCGGTCATGGCGGCGTCAGGCTTGGACTCGGTGTCCCACTCCCAGTAGAATTGGGGGCCGAACGCTGCCCGAATGACACGGGTCAGGGAATCAGAAGTCCATCGGAGTTGCGAGGCGTGGCCCTCTTTGACGGAGGCTTCTTGCGATGCTTCGGCGGTCGCACGGTTGGTTTCGCGGACAAGCGGGGTCGGAGGAATCGAGAACTGAAAGCACACCATCCGTGCGAGCCATTCATCGAAATCATTCTTCACCACGTCGCGTTCGAAGATGTGCGGCTTCATGCCGTTGGGCATGATTTGCACTTCCTCTTTGCCGCTCACGCCAGCCAGGATGTCGCGCCATTGCTGGTTTGCTTCCTGTACCATGCCAGGAGTCCACGTCGCGGGAGCCTCAAGAAGCATTGCAGGAATGTTGCCAGAGGTGAAGTAGTCAAGCTGCCGGGATGTGCGCTGCAGGGCAAGCGTTACGGTCGACCGGATCTGCTCTACATACGAAAAGCCGTAGACCTTGTTTGCCCGGCGATGCTTCGGGCACCAGACCATTGTGTCAAGGCCGTAATCCTTCGCGCTACCCATTTGGTAATCGTGCGCAGGACCGCCCTTGATGATCTGCTGAATCATCGCGGGCTCATACCGCTCATTCACGCGCACCGCAATCGACTGTCCATCGATCACGCGAGCCAGAGGAACCTTCCCGTCGCGGTCAATGAAAACCGTCGCGTTGTCGGTGACGGCCATGTCGTAACCGAACGTCTGCACCCATGTCGCGAACGGCGTGGTGCCATCCGGGAACATGAACCATTCCTGAATCGCTTGCGCCTGCTTGGATGGCTTTCGCTTGTCACCACCTACATCAAGAACGCGCCCGTTGTACTTGCTGATCCGCTCCAGCATCGAGTAGAGGGCGATGGAAAGGATGTCGCAATTCTCGACCATGCGGTGGAGTTGGCGGTAGGTTGGGCCGTCGGTGCCGTCTGCCGATTTCGGCGAAATATTGAGGTTGACGGATTGAGGTCCGTCGAACCTTCGCCCGATCGCTTGGCGCTGCGGGGCCATTGGGGAAATGGGTGTATTTGGGGCAAACCAGCCAGAGCCGACATTCCCGAGGATCGCTTGCGCGGCAAGGTCCATCCCGGCCATCAGGTCAATTTCTCGTTGTCGAGTTCAGACAGCCAGACGCGACCAAGCGTGAACGCCTGCCGAATCTTGGCTTCTGCCGTATCGCCTTGAGCGGACGAAACGAATTCGCGAGCCAGGGATTCCAGCTTTGCGCGCCGCAATTCGATTGCAGGCGTTTTGCGGAGGATCCGCATCTTGAGGATGTCGCGAATCAGCTCGACCATGTGCGGAATATACTTCCAATTCACGCGCCCGCCATCTCTTCCGCCTTTTTCCGCGCCTCGCGCTTGCGTCGCATCTCGTCAAGCCACGGATCGGCGTAGATCGCAACTTCGGAGAATGCGCGGGCCAGCGCGTCAAGCTGGTCATCGTGGACCTGCCCGTCAGTCTCCATCTCGTCAATCAAGAGGCGGTTCCACGAGGCGCGCACCATGCGGACATTCCCGCCGTTGACCTGGGCCGCGAACGGCTCCCACCTCGTACGCTTCGCGCCTGTCTCCGGTGAGGTCTTGAATGCCCACCCCGCGAAATCCCGGACCATGCTTTGCGCTTGGTCCTTGCCTGCCTGCCCTGGGTCTTGCGGCCACGAGATCACCACGCCGAACCCGTCGAGCTGGGCTACTTGTTTTGCCATCGCTCGCGGCTCGCCTGTGTGCTTGCGGGCGATGTCTGTGATCCAGTAGGAGCCGTCGAGAGCCCGCCCGATCTTTGCTCCTACGGTTGGATCGCCGCCCCCCTCTGTCGCGCCTGCGTCCCATCCTCGGCACTCCTGCAGGCCAATAGGCGCAACCTCTTCGATGATGATCTTCCCAGCCTTGAACAGTCCGCCTTGTGCAGGAATCGGCCTTTGCTGGTGTTGCCCGGCGAATCCAACCGTCTGCAATAGGTTGCGCTGGGATTCCACGGCGGCGCGATCGTCGCGCTCCGGAAAGAACAGTTCGCCAGCTTCGGTGCGAGGATCCATCGCGTGGGCGTCGGGGTCGCCCGGCTCGAACTCCTGCCGGATACAGATCCGCGACCATGCTTCAGGGTCATTCGCCAGGATCCAGCCTGTCAGATCCTTCATGTGGGTGCGCTGTTGGATCAGCACACGAATGCCCGTCCGCATCGACTTCATGCGGTTTTGAAACCGGAGTCGATACGAGTCGATGACCGAATTCAGCTTTGTATCGCTTGTGTCTTTGGTGTCGTTCGGGTCATCGAAAAACACGGCATGGACGCGCTTTCCGGTGCCTTTCGACCCGATCGTTGTCGCCTGCCGCTCGCCGCCAACCGTGTTTTTGAACCACTCCTTCCCATCCTGGGAGCTGGACATCCTCCACGGAAGGCGAAATCCTTGATACCACTCAGAAGCAATCAGCCCGCGACACTTCATTGAATCGCGCATCGACACGTCTTCGGCGCCGGAAATGAAAAGCGATGTCCATTCCGGCCACCACAACCACACCCAAGGCTGCAGCATCACCGCGACGAATGACGACTTTCCCGAACCGGGCGGCACATTGATGACGAGATTCCGCTTTGGAGCCTCACCACGGACAAGTGCTTCCAGCTCTTGACAGAAGATGTCCATGTGCCAATTCCAGACAAGCGGCGTTCCGCTTTCGCCGGGGATATGCTCCCACGCTTGGCGGCAGAACTCGCGAAACGATCGGCGGGCAAGCTCCCTATCTATTTCCTCAATCGACGGAAGGCGCATCGGGTGCCGCCTTTGCTTGGATTGCTCGGAGCGTTACAAGGTCTTCTATCGAGAGTTTCGACAGGTCGGTTTCTGCGGGGGTCTTGATTTCTCCGGAATGCTCAAGTTGGACGTGCTCACCGTATTTCTTCGGGCTCCACTTGGCGAGTAGTTTCAATCGCGTCTCGATTCGCAGCTTCGACCGCTGGACGTGCTCACCATTGAGCCGATAGCCTGGATCGTCTGGATTGTGATTGTCCATCCAATCATTCGATGCGTTGTCGGCAATCGAAAGACACTCCTCTGCCAATGCATCCGCCCCGAATTCCCGTGCGCGTGCGATGCGTAAACCCCAATCGGGGTCAGCATTTATCCAATCATACACCGCGACAAAGCTCGGCATCCCCTCTCCCCGGCAAAGCTCCCGCAATGGGACGCCTTCCGATAGCCCCGTGGCGACTTTTTCGAGGATTTCCGCTTTCTGCTCTGGCGTGAATGGCATGGATTGAATCTACTCTCTCGATGCTATTTGCGCCTACCTGTCGTCTTCTGCCGGATCGTAGGGCTCGCTAAAGTCGCCCGCATACTCCTTTTCTTGGTCGTCGTGCTTTCCTGGTGTTCTTCGGAAAACCGGAAGGAATGACCCATCTTTGCGCTCGCTTGCTGGGACCACTTCCATTCCTGGAAACATTACGATTCTCACTTTGCGCACCCGAACACCCGTCGGATCCCAGCCAAACCGCCCTTCACGTCTTCCGCCTTGTTGACCGTGCACGCGCTGTTGTCGCTGAACCACTGCGCGTAGTACAGGGCCGGTTTGCTTCCATCCTTGCACGTGGCGGTGGAGTCGGTATCGACGCCGGAGCCTTGTCGATGCACCCACGCGACGCAAAGCGTTCCCATGCCGCCGTTACCGTGACGCATCCCGTACGGATCCGGTGCCCCCTCCTCACTCGTCACGCACCCCATCAGCGCGAATGCGGCGATGGTGAGTATCGCAGCCCTCATGCCTTCCACTCCCCGCACCACATATCGCGGCGCGTCTCTGGAAATTCAGCCAATCCCGTGCCTCGCTGAATTGGTGGGTATCGCCTGCAATCGCCCGTCTGCTGGAACTGGTCGAGCGCCTTCCAGGCTCGACACCCCGCGCACTCCTCGACGGCTGGTGTTTCGGGTTGCGGCTGGTCGCAGGCGATCCAGATCGTTTTTGTGCATTCCGCGCCCCCATCCTCAATCGCGTCTTGCGGATCTGCGCTCGGCGGGGTCGGCTGCATGCACTTCTTTTCCATAAATACGCACCCTCGGCAATGCATTGTTGCTCGCGCCTTCTCATACCACTTCCCGCCGATCAGCTTTTTCTCACCGATCGCGCAAATCTTGCTTTTGTCGCTCATTGAAAACCATCCTCCTGCCGGATGGACAGCGTAGCGTCTCCAGAGGACTAGCCGTTTCGTACAACCCGACCTCCTCTGAG